TCCGGGGTCATGAAATTCTTGATCATATGTTCTCAAATGGACATCATTTAACTTTTTAGAGAGCAAAGCAGAAACTGTTTCCTCATAAGTTTTTCCTTTTGCGTTCCTTCTTGATTTATATTTTCTTAGTAAATTTCTCAATTTAACTTTTCTTGTTTTTTTCATTATATAATATAATATAATATAAATATAAAATTGTTTTTAAAAATAATTAGTAATCTCTCATTTTTAATTAGCCAAACTACTAATAATTCTCATAGAATTAGTAACGCGTTCTCGTGCTCTAGTTAATTCTTCACTTGCTTCTTCTTCGGTTCTAAGTAATCTAATATAAGTTGGCGAATTTACACCTCTTAGTCTTCGATTTCTATTAGATCGTTCATAGTTATTTGTGCGCGACTGGGCATTAGTTAATGCTTGTGTTGCTAAGCGACGTTCTTCTAATGCCTCATTTCTAGCAACTAGCGCTTGTTCATATGTCATAGTTTGATTAGCTAAATGTGTGTAGGCATTGTTAGGTATAAATGTTCTACATAATGGGCAACTAGTATGACCACTGCGTAAAGCGCGGTCTATACATTCAGTATGAAATCTGTGAGTACATCCTAATGTTGTAATAGCTTCATCTTTTGTCATTGGATCATGACAAATAGCACATTCATTGGTTTTTTCTAAATTAGCATAAATCTGCTTAATTGAGCGCGAATGTCGTTTTCTAGTTTGTTTGCCTCTAACACGTTTTTGAATTCGTGTAGCTGCTGATTTTTTTCTTGATGATGACCTACGTGTTGGCGAAGGCATATTATATTTATATAATATAAATATAATAAAATATATTATAGAAAATATGAAATTATTAATGTTGTCTTTAAAATCCTCCTGGTAATGGAATACCCTCTAAATGTGCTACTTCATGTCGTGCTTCTTCAAGATTTTGTAATGCTATATTTCTTTCTTCCATTATTTGATCTAGTCTTTCATATAGTCTTTGTGCTTGCATAGAATTTCGATTGTTTATAGTATTAATATAATTGGTGATTAAAAGTAATTCTTCACTTAATCTATCAACTTCATTTCTACAATGTTGTCTATTATTTAACGCTTGTCTTATATGAATAAAATTTGGATTATGTAAATTATTATAATCGTTGTTTGTTATTTGTGTTCTACACATAGGACATCTAAGATAGTCCTGACTGCGTAAATAACGTTCAAAACATCGAGTATGAAATCTATGTCCGCATTCTAAATGTATAATAGATTGATTTCCTATCATATTTTCTAAACATATAGGACATTCATTGTCTATTTCTAAATTTCTCCTTATTTGATTTCTAGTCCGAAGCCTATTTTGAATTCTTGTGGCTGCTAATCTTCTTCTTGATGATGATCTAAAAGTTTTTTTTTTTTACTTGATGATCCATTTCCTGAAGATGCTTTTCTTTTGTGAGGCATATTATATTTTATAATATAATAATATATTTTACTATATTATAAAATAATCTATGAATTCTACCAAGTCAAATTTAGCAGCTAAAAATAAAAAACCTATTTTTAAAAATAATAATTTGACACAATTATTTAAGTTAATAAGTGAAAAAAGAGGATTTTTTGCTCTAATTTTAGCAACTTTAGTATCTCAACTTTCTATTACTTATTATGTAAGTGAAAATGTTAAAATAGAGGATGAAGATGGTAAAAAAAAAATTAACAGCAAAATTTTAGCAGCATATGTAGCAGCGCTTATCATACTTTTAATTTTGGCATTTATTACTATGCCTCCGTGGTTAAAATTTATATTATTTTCTCTCTTTTCAACTACTTTAGGTGTAACTTTAGGATATAGAAAATCAGGAGTAGATCCTGCTATTGTTAAAAGTGCATTAGTTGGAACGGCTAGCATTTTTGTTACTATGTTTGCTTTTGGAGTAGCATTAATTGCCAGTGGTATTAAATTAGGTTTTAAATTTGGTCTCGGTTTGCTTATTGCTTTATTCTTTTTAATCATTTTTTCCATCGTCCAATTTTTTATTGCTGAATCTTCGTTATTAAAAAAAATACTTGTTATTGGATCATTGATGGTATTTTCGTTATACATTATGTATGATACTAACAGTATTTTACAGCGTAATTATAATGGAGACTTTATAACAGCATCTTTAGATTATTATTTAGACATAATTAATATTTTTCGCGGATTATTAACCGGACTTGAGTTTGATGATTAAAATACACGATTATGGTATAGGAATAAATTTCCACCCTAAATCTTCACAAATTTTTTTCCATATTTGGTCTTGTTCAATTCGTTTTTCACGATCTTTTAACATAGGAAAATATGGTAAAAAACTGCGTTCATTTAACAATTCACATAATTTATATAATGTATAATAATAGTTTAAAAAATTTACTCTATCTTTAGGACAATATTTGGAATAAGGTTTTTGTAATTCCATGAATAAATTACATAATGTTTCTTCAAGTTCTGCGCTCATTATAGGTGGTCTTATTCCTAATTTATCTTTTATAAATGGAATATGTTCATAATATTTATTGTATCCCAAGTTTTTCAATATTTCTTTGGTTTTTTTATTTGTTAAGTCGCTAAGACTTATACGTTCTTTTTTGATTTGATTTTTAATATTTTCAAATACCTCGTCGGGTATATTAGTGCTTTCTTTTGCTTGAAATTGTGCTAAAATTTCTTTTAAATGATTTATTCTTTTATAAGCATAGAAGCATACTTCTTTTGGTGGTTCTTTATAAGATGGTTTATCTATTTCAATTAAATATTTAATACTATTGGAACAATTACTACATATAGACATCCCTTCGCTTTCTACATAAACCATCTCCCCTCTTTTACATAAATTACAAATATCTGATGGGTAAATAAATTTATCATAATTTAAGTATTTAGAATCAATATTGTTAAAATATTTATCAATAAAATTATTATTGTTTGTTTTAGTATAATTTTCATCTGTTATTTTAGCATTATTTGTTTCATCTGAGATATTTAATGAGAAAAATTGTTTTACTATATTATTTTTATCCGAATTCTCAAATGTTTCATTTGTAGATATATTCTTTTTATTTTCAAAATAATCAAAAATGTATCTAGAATTATTTAAATAGTAATTCTTTTCTTTTGTTTTGAGAGATCGTATCATATTTTTATATTTATTAATATTATCTAATATTTCCAATTTGTTTTTTGATTTATTTAACACGGATTCAAGTTTATCGATTTGTTTCAAGTATTTAGGAATAACTACCTCTTCATTATATTTGAAAGATTTTATTATTTCATTATGTTTGCTATCCAATGTAGTTTTAATAGCATTAAATTTTTTCATTTACTAGAGACTATATTTTTAAGGTAGTAAAAATTTATATAATAATATTTTTAATTATTTAATTATTTAATTATTTAATTTAATTATTTAATTATTTAATTAAATTATTTAATTATTTAATTTAATTAATTTAATTAAATTAATTTACAAAAAATTTTTTTCTTTAGGAATATTATAAAAAAATGGCTGGTGGATTAATGCAATTAGTCGCCTATGGCGCTCAAGATGTTTATTTAACAGGTAATCCCCAAATTACCTTTTGGAAAGTAACTTACCGTAGACACACCAACTTTGCGATGGAATCAATTGAACAAACTTTCAATGGTCAAGCTGATTTCGGTCGCAGAGTTACTTGCACCATTTCGCGCAATGGTGATTTGGCTTACCGCACTTACTTACAGATCACTCTTCCTGAAATTGGTCAATTTTTAGGCAACGGTGGTGATGATGTATATGCTAGATGGTTAGATTTCCCTGGCGAGCAATTAATTTCTCAAGTTGAAGTTGAAATTGGTGGTCAGCGTATTGATCGTCAATATGGTGATTGGATGCACATCTGGTGCCAATTAACTCTATCAAAAGAACAAGAACGTGGATACTACAAGATGATCGGTAATACTACTCAATTGACATACATTTGCGATCCAGATTTTGCGGAAGTCGATGGTCCTTGCTCTGCTGATGGCATCCGCCAAGTTTGTGCTCCTCGCAGAGCTCTACCAGAAACAACCTTATATGTTCCCTTACAGTTCTGGTATTGCCGTAATCCCGGTTTAGCCCTACCTTTAATTGCTCTTCAATACCACGAAGTAAAAATCAATTTAGACATTCGCAATATTGAAGAGTGCTTGTGGGCGGTAGACAAACTTGACGGAACTGGTGTAAAAGTTAATAACGCATACAAACAATCGCTAGCTGCGGCGTCTTTATTTGTTGACTACATTTTCTTAGATACTGATGAACGCAGACGCATGGCCCAAAATCCACACGAATACTTAATTGAACAATTACAGTTCACTGGTGATGAGTCGGTTGGTTCGTCATCAAACAAAATCAAATTAAATTTAAATCATCCATGCAAAGAATTAATCTGGGTAGTTCAACCAGATTCGAACGTTGATTATTGCTCTTCGATAACAGCGGGCAGCGAACTAAATAAACTATTAGGTGCTCAACCATTCAACTACACTGATGCGTTTGATGCCTTACCAAATGCTGTTCATGCGTTTGGTGGCAAGCAAGCAATAAGTTCGTCGGGAGCTGGCCATACTAACTTTATTAATGCCAGTGGAATGTTCCAAGACCCATTTGCCAATGATGTTTCTACAAGCGGAGCAGTCGCGAGTGGATGGGGGGGTGCCTCCAACACTACAGACTCGGGTGTTTCGGATGCTGGAACTTTCGTCTTAGCCGAAACTGCCTTAGACATGCATTGCTGGGGTGAAAATCCAGTCGTTGTTGCCAAATTACAATTAAACGGCCAAGACAGATTCTCGGAACGTGAAGGAACATATTTCGACTTGGTTCAACCTTTCCAGCACCACACTCGCGCGCCAGACACAGGCATTAATGTTTATTCGTTTGCGCTAAGACCAGAAGAACACCAACCATCAGGCACATGTAATTTCTCAAGAATTGATAATGCCACATTACAGTTAGTGTTATCCAATGCTACTGTTTCGGGTGTAAGCACTGCTAAAGTTAGAGTTTATGCTGTTAACTACAACGTGCTCCGCATTATGTCGGGTATGGGCGGTCTAGCTTACTCGAATTAAATATTTTTTAAATTACTAATATTTTTCTATTAAAGTTTTCTTTTATTAAAACAAAACTTTAGTGCTTTTTAAATATATATTGTAAAATATATAAGCATACTATGAAAATATCATTAGTCATAAATAGTTTTTATATTACATATATTTTTTTACTTACTACTTCTGTAATTACATTTATTGAAGCTTTAAGAAGTCCTATTCCACAAGTCCGTCATATTTTAAATTTAGAAACTTGTATTTCGGTTATTGCTAGTTACTTTTATGGATTATTTATAGCCGAAATAAATAAATCACAAAATAAAGAAAATAAAGAAAATAAAGAAAATAAAGAAAATAAAGAAAATAAAGAAAATAAGTCTGTCGACAACATTCCTATAGAAAAAATTAATAATATGCGCTATTCTGACTGGGTAATCACTACTCCTTTTATGTTATTGGCCCTTTCTATGGTATTAGGGTATGAAAATAAAATAGCAGTTAGATTTAAACCATTTTTACTAGTTATATTTTTTAATTTTTTAATGTTGGGTTTCGGATATAGTGGGGAAATAGGTTTACTAAACAGGGGTTTAGCCAACTTTATAGGTTTTATATTCTTTTTTCTAACATATGGCACAATATGGAAACTTTTTATGACATGTTCAAAAGTAACATATCAATCTAAAGTAATATTTTGGTTATATATAGGTTTGTGGTCTTTGTATGGAGTATTTTATCAAACAAATGAAGCAACTAAAATGATAGGATATAATATGTTAGATTTAGTTGCCAAAGCGTTTGTTGGAATTTTCTTTTGGTTATATTTAACCAAATCTGTAGTATTTTAATGTTTTATTTTAGTATAAATGAATATTATTTCAAATACTATAATTACAAAAGAGGATTGTAAGAGAGAAAGAAAGCATAATGCTGTAAAATTACCAGAAAATATAGAACAATGTGATCTACCTATTTATGTTAATTATTATAAAGAATGCTATGATCAAAAAAACAAATGCTATAGAGAATATTTTAAAATAGAAAAACATCCTCACAATATACATGATAAATTGTATGTATCATCTAAATCAAATAAAATAAATATATTAGAAAAATTAGAAGAAATTAAAAAAATGTTATTAATTATTGAAGAAGAATACGAACATTATAAAAAAAATAATGAAACACAACTGGTTGTAAAAGACGTTATTCAAGAGGTTGTAAAACACGATATTCAAGAGGTTGTAAAAGACGATATTCAAGAGGTTGTAAAAGACGTTATTCAAGTTTCTAATATTTCACAAAACAAAAAAATTTCAATTGTCTTACCAAAATATATTGCTATCAGAAAACACGAAACAGAAGCCCATAAATATTATTTAATATACGATAAAAAATCAGGCACCAAAAGAAATACATTAAAAGCATTATGTTCAAATTCAACATTATTAAAAACAAATTTAGAACTATTTATAAAAAAAATAGAAGAAAAATTTGATACATAATACATTACAAAAAATATATAAATATATAAATATATAAATATTGTTCTTGTAATGTTTTTAAAATTAAAAACAAAAAATTATAAATTCAAAATATTACTCTTAAATGATGATATAATGTATTTAGTGAATAATTTAACAAATATAAAATGTCATGTTTGTAATAAAAAATATAAACTACAACACGATTTTTATAAGAAACAAAGCAAATTTTATTATTGCTCTAAAAATTGTTATCATTTTATTTAATCAACATGGATTTTTAGCTTCTATTAACCATTGAATACTTTTTTTATCTAAAATTCTTGTATTATTAAAATGTTGTTTTAATAATTCAAGAATATTTACACTATGTGGTCCGGGTGGGTCGCATTTATAGACTTCATCAACAATACCTATATACACTACTCCGTCTGGATTTAAGAGCTCTTTAATTTTAATCATTACATTATTATATTGTAAATAAGGCATATTCCATAAAAAGCACGTAATTATATCAAATTTATTAGAATTATCCATTGTTAATAAATCTTGCTTTAAAAGTGTGATTTTTTTATTACCCCACATCTCATGAAAACGTGAAGAATCTATATCAATACCCACAACACTTGATGCGCCAACTTTTACTAAATTTTCACAATTTGCTCCATTTCTTGTTCCAATATCTAAGCAACTTTTATTAATAAAATTACAGGAATTTTTCGATAATTGATTATAAACATCATAAGCATAATAGTCAAAAATCATTTTAATAATAAAAAAAATAATTTATAATTAATATTATCAATTTTTTTATAAAAAAAATTAGATTATAAACAAACTTAATTTATGCTTTAAAATTTACGATAAATTTCACTTATTACTTCTACTAATTCATTTGCTAGTTTGTCCTCATCAATATCAAAGAAGCAATGTATTTTATCAAGGATTAATGAGGCTTCATCATGCGGCCATAGTTCCCTATCTCCCGGTTCACGCAATATTGTATTATATACATAAGTTATTACAGGAATGTCTTGACAAGTTATGTTAACTTTCTTTATATGTTCAATATAATCTTGAACAAATGGCAAATCTATAGTAAATGTTTGAGGATCTAAAGTCATCCTATATTTCAAATATTCTTGTATCAAAATTTCATTAACATAAGCATCATAAATAGTTCGCGCACATATGTTTTTAAATTGATTTTCTATAAATGCTCCTGTAAGTAATTCAATGTTAAGATGGGGTTCATAATTGGTTTTTTCAATTAGCATTTGCTGCTTTAACATTTATTATTGATTAGTGATTAGTGATTAGTGATTAGTAATAAAAATAAATATGTAATCAATTTTTTTGTGTAAAGTATGTTTTTACTATACTTTTTAAGCACTAATATTAGATGTTGTATTTATAACTTTATAAGCTGTATATTTCTTTAAAGTATTATTAACAACTAACTCAGACTTGTTCTTTTTTATTCCCACAAAATATAGATCTTTTGTCTCATCGTTAAAGTATGTATCCCATGTTGAAAATAGAACATTTAATGGTAATACATCATTTAAATCTATTTCTGTAAGATTTTTATAATAATCTGACATATCTTCTATATTACCTAAAGTACCATAAGAATCAGAACGACTTGTTCTTCTTGTTCCATGTTCTGCACGACCAGTTGAAGCACACGTAAAAAAAAACAACCCTCCAGGCTTCAACATTTCATAGATTTTTTTAAATGACTCTTTATATTCTGGGTCATGTTCAAAGCATTCGGTAGATATAATTGTATCAATCGTATTTGCACCGAAGGGTAAATCTTTTGTTCTTGATACAATTGAAACATTTGGTGCTTGTATAACATCATTTCCATGATACTCACAATTTTCAAATAAAAACCGATTATTTCCATTAATATCTCCTGAACCTACATCTAAAACACATTTATTTATAAAATAACTAGAAAATATAGATTTAACAAATAAAGTAAACTTTGTAGCCTGACCGTGCATATATATCTATATACATTTATATGTCTTTATATAAAAAAAAATTGATTTAAAATTTTATTAAATTTATTATAAACATTATTAGTATATTATGGCGCTATTTACTCAAGAGGTTGTTGCTATTATTGATCGTTCAGGTTCTATGTGCGGTAAGGAGCAAGATACAATTGGTGGAGTAAATTCTTCATTTGAAATTATTAAGCAAGATTTAAAACCAAATGAGCAAGTAAACGTATCTATTAAATTATTTGATCACGAAGAAAAATTGTTAATTAGATCATTAAATATTACAGAAGTTAGACCAATTGAATTAAGACAATTTGTTCCACGAGGACAAACAGCATTATATGATGCTATTGGTTCCACGCTTACTTATTTCATGGAGAAAAAACTTCATGATCCAAATTGCTATGACAAATGTTTGATTTATGTTGCTACAGATGGTTGTGAAAATTGTAGTAAAAAATTTAATGCGAAGTCTCTTAAAAAACTTATTACTAGCGCACAAGAATCATATAATATTGAACTCATTTATTTAGGTGCTAATCAAGATGCTATTTTTGAGGCATCCAAAATTGGTATTTTACCAACTCACGCTATTGATTATAGCGAAACACAAGAACATTGTATGTCAGCATATAGGTCTGTTGGAAATGTTGTAAATAGGCAAAAAAGTAGTGCGAGAACAGCATTTACGCAAGCAGAACGCGCCGAATCTTATTCTGGTCCTAAAACACCTGAACCAATTGCTCGAAACAGCGAACCACCTCCTTTAAGACGTCAAAAAAGCATTTACCCTTAAAGTAATTAAATTATTTCATAAAAAATTAATCTATTAAAATAAAAATAAAAAAGCCATGTAATAATTTTTTTATATAATATTGTATAAAAATAAATATATAAATCTTTTATTTATACCAATAAACATGAAGACATATAACTATTTATTCCTCACTTACAATCATCTTTTTACATCGAGGCAGTTTAACTTTAGTGGTTTTTTCAATTAAAGCAATTTGCGCGTTATTAGGTAGCTCTTTATTGCTCTCCCACCTAGATAGCATTAGAAGAAAAAACCCTTATGAAAAGAAAAAATCCAAAAGAAGATAAAAAAAACTATTCGGATCAAAAGAAGATAAAAAAAACTATTCGGATAATTTTTTTAAAAAGTGCTTTTATTGTATTATAATATTATAAATTATATTATATATATATAATATAATTATATTATATTATATATGAAAAAAAAAAATTTAAACTATAAAAATTTAAAGTCATATTATTTTATATGTTTGTTTGTTTTAATTATTATTATATATTTAATGTTATATATTATATTTATATATCCATTATATAATTTATCAATAATTCATAGCAAAGATGAAATAGTAAAACTAACACAGCAACTATTTTTAGGTGTAAATGACAGTAAACATTTTAAAGATGTTCATAATTATGAAATCAATGATATAACATTTTTTTATTTATTCTATCTTTTTCAATCTAAAACTTATACTATTTGGTGTGTGTTTCATAGACACAATAAATTTAGTAAAAATGGGAAATTATTACTATATTATTATAACCATCATACAAAACACACTGAAGTTGATAAAGTTAATATTGATTTAAAACATTATAAAACTTATACAGAAAATGGTATTTTACATATTCAATATTTAAATAATTATAAACAAGAAATTGATTTTACTAAAAATACAATGAAAGTATACATTTCAACTAATAAAAATACTCTTGATATGACTTTATATATAGATGATTACAATACAACTATGCCTAGTTTACTAAATAGATATCGTTCAATTAATAAATTAATATCAGTTGACTTAATTGAAACACATTCACCCAATGAATGGGCAAGTGATAATCCATTAATTGGTAAAATAATAAATGGCAAATTCAACAATACTATTATTGAACCAAATAGTAATTTTTGGTTTGATAATTTTATTGGATTTGATAATTTTTTTTTATCTGAATATTATTGGTTTCTTATATTTAATGATAATTGGTTAATATATATACTGTATTACGGACCATATGAAAAAATAAATTCAGAAGAGCTACCTATCGCGTTATATATTAAAAATTGTAAAAATAATAAAATTTATCACTGCAGTCCAGGAGTTTCAGTTAGTGCTTTTAGTTATATTGATAAAGCAATTCGTCCACTTAATATAAATTATAAAAGCAATATTAATAAAAAAATTGGTGACAAAATATTTGATGAATATGAAATAAATTTTGTTTCAAATGAACTATCAATAAATATTAAATCAATTCCAACAAAATCTGTAAGAGTATTATTATATGATTATTATAATGATGATATAATGGAAAATCAAACTAATCTTGATGAATGGAATACAAGATATAAAAATGTATTAAATAATTTAAAATATGTAGAATATATAAATAAAGTAAATGTTGAAATTAATTATGAAAATAATAATGAAACTTTTGAAGCCAATCAAATAGTAGATGCATTATTTCCAAATAATGATTCATTGCCGTCAACCATTAAATGGGATTCATAAATAAGACTTACACTTTTTTAACTTTTTTTAACTTTTTTAACTTTTTTTAACTTTTTTTAAATAACTTATATATATTTATATATAAATATATATAAAATATGTGTTGGAATGAAACAGTATCATTAAACACATTTTTATTCAGTTTTTTTGCATTAAATTTTGCTTATTTTAATAGTATAATTAAGACATATAGCTATCTGTATTTCCTTTCATTTATTTCAATGCAGTTACTGGAATATTTTGCTTGGAAACATTTGAATAATAAGAAAATAAATAGATTTTTATCACAAGTAGGTTTATTTTTAATAACTGTGCAACCAATTTTGTTTATATTATCAGTTCATAATGTTGAATATATAAAAAAATTACAAATTATTTCAGTATATAGCATTTTTTGGTTGTGTACTCTTTTTTATTTTTCAATCGATTTTTCAATGGTCAAATCGCCAAATGGTCATTTGGCATGGAACTGGTTAAGTTTTCCACCACAAATAGTGTTGACATGGATATTATTTAAGTTTATTATATTATTATACGCAAAAGAATATGTAAATTTTACTCTAATGTTAATATTGTTTCTTGTTATTTATTATACTTATTATAAAACAAATACCTGGGGTTCTTTATGGTGTTGGATAGCAAATGTATTTTCTGCTACATTAATAATACAAACATTTTATCCAAATTTTTCAAGTTATTTATTATTTGAAAAAAATATTTTATAAAAAAAAAATGAATACATTGGGTGGGGTTCGAACCCACGAGGCCGAAGCCATGCGAACTTGAGTCGCACCCCTTAGACCACTCGGGCACCAATGCTTAAAAATGAATAGATTGTAGCAACCTATTAATCTTACGTGTAAAATAGTCTTTATATTATTTTTTTATCTATATTTTTATAAAAAATATAAATAAATAAAATAAAAAAAAAGTCTTAATACATTGGGTGGGGTTCGAACCCACGAGGCCGAAGCCATGCGAACTTGAGTCGCACCCCTTAGACCGCTCGGGCACCAATGCTTAAAAAAGTGAATAGATTGTAGCAACCTATTAATTTAACTTGTAAAATTGTCTTTATGTTATTTTTTTAACTATTAATGATTATTATTTTTATTTTATAAAAATAAAAATAAAAATAAAAATGATCGTACATTGGATGGGATTTGAACCCATGAGGCCGAAGCCATGCGAACCTAACTCGCACCCCTTAGACCGCTCGGGCACCAATGCTTAAAAAATGAATAGATTGTAGCAACCTATTAATCTTACATGTAAAAAAGTCTTTATATTATTTTTTTTATATTTATAGTAAAACAGTTCTTATAGTTTTATTAATATGATAAATCAAGGGAACATAAAATATGGAAGTTATATTTATAATATATAACTTAATTTGTTGTTGTTTTTTCATATACACATAAACATATTTAATATCAAATGTTCCAAATGTTGCCCAATAACACCATAATAAATTAGTTAAACACGCTAAAAACGAATGATAGAATGAAACGCTGGTAGGTATATAAATATTTATATATAAAAATGGTAAATTATGTAAGATCATATTTCCAATATGAAAAACAGGGAGTGGAAGTTTTTTTCTTATAGCCATTCTCTTAAAAGTTGTGTTATCTATAAAATATGCCCCATTAAATGTTATAAAAATTATATGATTCCAACAATAACATATACTATATAAATAATCATAATTTATATAATTGCTATGAGGTTTAACATAACATAAAATAAATAATGCTATGTTTATGTTTGTAAAAGGAATAATATTCTCTCTAATAATAAACTCCATTAGTAAAATAATAATTAATAATTATTAGTTATGAGTAATAAATATTTAAATTCTATTAATTAATAATTATTAGTTAAGAGTAATAAATATTTAAATTCTATTAATTATGAATTATTTGCTATGCGATATTTCTGTAAAATTCTTTATAATATATTTTATATTTTATATTTTATATTTTATATTTTATATTTTATATTTTATATTTTATATTATATATTTTATATTTTATATTATATAAAATGGCAACTAGACAAGCACCACCCGAAAGTGCTAATAACTTTGCTTTAGGAGCAAAGAAGCGAGGCAATGACGGTAATATATGGGTCATAATACAAACAAAAAATAGTAAGAGGTGGTCTAAACTGAATAATAATAAATTACAGAAAACAAAAAAGACAAACAATCAAGGAACTAATCAAAATAAAACAAATAAAACAAAGAAAACAAAGAAAACAAAGAAAAACATAATTCAAGATATATCATCAGAGAGATTAAGACAACTACTTAAAAAATATAATGTAACAACAAGTGGTTCAAAAGAAAAGATGGCACAAGGTTTATTTAGATTGAGCAGTTCAACAATCGAAAGTACTGATTTAGAATCAATTTATCATTTATTAGATAAGGGTCAAAAAATAAAAGCAACAAAACTCATACAAGATAGAATTAGAAAACCAATCACCAATTATAAGGGAATGTATGAACCACTAACAAAACCAATAAGTTCAATGACGCGCGAAGAGTTAATAAAGAATTTACAAAAATTTAGAACTAGTTGGGAAAAAATTACTACGCGAGACCAAGATTTATCAGATGAACGTTTAAATAGTGAACCAACTGAGAGACTACGTAATCAAATTAAATTTTATTATAGTGATGATGCAAAATTATTAGCCGAAGATTGGTTACGCAAATAAGTTTAATTTTTTAGTTTTCAACAAATTAAAATTGATAAGGTTAGAATTTATTTATTTAACAAATAAATATAAAAATATTATATACATTTTAATGGCACCACTTATTATATCATTTGATGGAAATATTGGATCAGGAAAATCAAGCATTATGCGTTATTTAGAAAAAAACTTCGCAAAATATTGTGCTTCAAAAGACAATAATTGTAAGATCTGCTTTTTACAAGAACCAGTTTCAAGTTGGGAATCAATTGGAGATGCTAACGGAAAAAGTATTATTACGCACTTTTATGAAAATAATGAGCGCTATAGTTTTGCGTTTCAAGTAATGGCATATACTAGTCGTTTGTCTTTGTTAAAGGAAGCACTAAAAGAAGATTATCATGTTATTATTAGTGAACGCTCCATTTATACAGACAAATATGTATTCGCAAAAAGTCTATATGATGCTAAAAAAATGAATCTTATTGAATATCAAATTTATTTAAAATTGTTTAATGAGTTTCAAACTATTTTTCAAGATTTAAAAATAGTTTATATTAGAACTAAACCAGAGATTTGTGATTTGCGTGTGCAACAGCGGGGTCGCCTGGGAGAAACTATACCTATTGAATATTTAAAAGATTGTCATCATTATCATGATGTGTGGTTAAATAACCCAGAAGCAATTGAACAAGGGTTAGTATTAGTCATTAACGGAAACGAAGAAACAAATACAAGCCAATTTATAGACAATAATTTTTACGATGAAGTAACAAAAAAAGTGTATGATTTTGTATTTACATTATAATCTTATATTTAGTATTTAGTATTTAGTATTTAGTATTTAGTATTTAGTATTTAGTATTTAGTATTTAGTATTTAGTATTTAGTATTTAGTATTTAGAATTTTGATACTTTTTTATTATATTTTACTATTTTATAAATGCCCTCGTCACGATCGTTAAGTAATAGAAGTTTAAAAAATAAAAAGGCTACTAAAATTCAGGCAATTTTTAGAGGACGCAAAACGCGACGAAAATTACAAGTCTTACAAAAAGCCAAAATAGAAGATGAAGCTGAGCGTCTCTTTGGCAAAGCTAATAAATCAAAAGCAAAACAAGCTATTATAGACATTGGACTTGATGTAGATCAAGAACGTATTGAATATATGATCTGTGAATTGTTTATTGACCTAAAGAAAGACGATCCCAAGAAATATGCATGGTGGATAGAAAAAGCAAAAGAAAACTTATTAAAACCAAATAAAACTAATGCTTATAAAAAAGAAAATGAAACACCAAAGCAAAAAGTAAATTATAAACGATGCCCTAATGGCACACGAAGAAATAAAATAACTGGACTATGCGAAAAAATCAACTAAGCATAAAATAAATTAGTTTATAATTAATATATTTTAATATATTAAAATGTCATCGCGTAAAAAAGCTTCTGTTTTACTAAATAAAAGTAAAAGTAAAAGTAAAAGTAAAAAAATACCACGCTATATATTATATAATGGAATTGGTGCTAAAAAATCTGGAAAACATACTGAGCAAGAATTTTTAAATATTATGAATAAAACCAGACTGGACGAATTTTGTCCATCATGGTTGGGTAAAAAAAATTATAAACCATGTTCTACTTATGAAAGTATGGATAGTAAAATGGAGAAGTATGCTGTAAAATATAACACTCATAACTACAATAATAGGTC